AAAGTAAAGCAAATTGCGGATACCGAGGCCAAGAAAATGGTCAAAGGTCACGAAAGCCGCATGCATGCCAAAGGCATGAAAAAAGGCGGCCCTACCAGTGAAGACCGCATGCGCGTAGGACGTAATCTGTCTCGTGCAGCTAACCAGAAAACGGGGTAAGTCATGGCCTACAGTATGAAACGAGACGGTAAGGAAGTTGGCCCAGCCAGCGTTTACGCACCTCCACACACGATGGACGGTAAGGCCATGAAAATTTCCAGCAATCCCGGCAAGGATTCTGAGCTATCCAGCACAGCTAACATGCGTATGAGCGTTGGCATGTACAACAACGGCCCTGATAAGACTACCAAGACCAGCGGCATCAAAATCCGTGGCACTGGTGCAGCGACTAAAGGCGTGATGGCACGGGGCCCGATGGCATGAACTATTCTGAGCTTTCGTCGGCAATACAGACCTATACGGAAAATACCTTTCCGGCGATTACCCTTGCGGACTCGTCTACTGTATCGTCTACGACTCAGATTAACCGTTTTATCCAGCAGGCAGAACAGCGCATCTATAACACGGTGCAGTTCCCCTCGTTGCGCAAAAATGTGACAGGCGCAGTTACAGTCAACAACAAATACCTATCTTGCCCTGATGATTTCTTAGCCCCTTACTCGTTAGCTATTTACCCTTATGGCGGTGGAGATTACACATTTCTGCTGAACAAGGATGTAAACTTTATCCGTGAGGCTTACCCCGGCCCAACAAGCACAGGTACACCAAAGTACTACGCATTGTTTGGGCCAACCACAACATCAGGGTCACCGCCTACACCTACAAATGAGTTGAGCTTTATCCTTGGCCCAACCCCGGATACAATTTATTCCGCAGAGCTTCACTACTATTATTACCCTGAGTCCATTACTACTGCAACGACTACTTGGTTAGGCGATAACTTTGATACTGTGCTGCTGTACGGTTCGTTGGTAGAAGCCTACACCTTCATGAAAGGTGAGCAGGACTTGGTTGCGTTGTATGACGGAAAGTACAAAGAAGCGCTGATATTGGCTAAACGTCTGGGTGATGGTATGGAGCGTCAAGACGCATACCGCAGCGGTCAATACAGACAGGCGGTCACATGAGCATAGTCCAGACCCAGACTACCAGCTTCAAAAAGGAGTTGTATCAGGCCGTCCACAATCTGTCCACAGATACGATATACATAGCCCTGTATACGGGAAATGCCGACTTGACTGAAGCTACTACGGTATACAGCGCAACCAATGAAGTCTCTGGTACAGGCTACACGGCTGGCGGTCAGGCTATGACTGGAGTTCAGATTAGCTCATCTGGCTATGTAGCCTATGTGAACTGGGCTAACGTATCGTGGACGGCAGCACTGACTGCCCGTTGCGCTTTGATCTATAACGTCACGCAGGGTAACAAGTCTATTGCGGTGCTGGACTTCGGGGCTGACAAAACCTCGACTACCACGTTTACAATCACTATGCCCGCAAACACTTCAACCACTGCGCTTATTAGGAGTTCAAATTGATCGTTACTACCACCAAAGGCGAGATGGATGATTCCTTACTTGAGAAGCGGGAAGGCACAGTCGATAACGAAAATGAGTTCACTACATGGACTGAGTACTGGCTTGATGGCGAGTTGGTTCACCGATCAGCGCATATTACGTTGAAGAAAGTGCCTACCTTTGCAGGTGGCGATACCGCATCTTTTTAAGGAAATATCATGGCAAATACCCAATCAATGTGTACATCGTTTCTTGGTGAACTAATGCTGGGCCAACATCAGCTTGGCACTTCTACTATTGTCTCGCGTACCAGCTTGACCGCGCCTACTACGGACACGGTAAAAGCCGCGCTGTACTTGGCCTCTGCCACAAAAGATGCTAGTACTACTGTTTACAACACAACTGGTGAAGTATCTGGTACTAATTACACTGCTGGTGGCGTGACGGTAACTAATGCAACGGCTCCAACTTCTACCAATGCGTCTTCTACGGCGGGTGTAGGGTATTGGACGCCCTCCGCAAGTATTGTGTACACAACCGTAACGCTAAGCACTTCGTTTGATTGTGTCTTGATTTATAACTCTACACAGAGCAATAAGGCTATCAGCGTCCACACATTTACCGCGCAGACCATCACTGCTGGTACATTGACATTGACCATGCCTTCCAATACCACTACGACTGCTTTGTTGCGTTTAGCAACAACTTAATAGTGGGGCGGCGTTAAGCCGTAAACCATGTTTGGTATAACCCCCTTTTCTGGAGCGCCATTCTCAGCGTTGGGGGGAAACGCGAACGTCACGTTAGCGTTAACGGGCGTACAAGCTGCGGGCAATACAGGCTCCGTAACGGTATCTCAGGCTTTTTCTAAGGCGCTTACTGGTGTTCAGGCTTCTGGTAATGTTGGCACTGTAGTTTCTTCTCAGGCTTTTTCTAAGGCGCTTACTGGTGTTCAGGCTTCTGGTAATGTTGGAACAGTTACAACTTCCCAAGCAGTTTCTTTTGCACTTACCGGAGTCCAAGCCGCTGGTAATGTTGGCACTGTAGTTTCTTCTCAAACTTTATCCCGCGCACTTACAGGAGTACAAGCAACAGGCGCAGTTGGCAATGAGGCTATAGTTATAAGCATTGCGCTTACTGGTGTGCAGGCAGCGGGTAATGTTGGCTCAGTTGTAACTTCTCAAACTTTATCTCGCGCCCTTACTGGGGTTCAGGCGGCGGGTGCTGTTGGGACTATTGCTGCATCTCAGGCGCTGTCTAGGGCATTAACTGGGGTTCAAGCATTAGGCGTAGTTGGTACTGTAGTTAGTTCCCAAGCCCTATCTAGGGCGCTTACCGGAGTTCAAGCTACAGGTAGTGTTGGGACTATTACTACGTCTCAAGCGTTGTCTAGGGCGCTTACCGGAGTTCAAGCCAATGGCGCAGTTGGAAGCATAGGGATAGATATATCTCTAGCCCTAACTAGCGTTAGAGCCACAGGTCTGGTAGGGATCATAATCCCAATTAATTGGAATGTAATAGACGATAGTCAAACAGCAAACTGGCAAAATATAAATAATGTGCAATCCCCCGGGTGGTCTACAATTGATGATAACCAGACCGCCAACTGGGTCTTGATTGACACTTCACCATAGAGGCATACATGACTCTTGTACTAGCAGATCGGGTTAAAGAAACTACCACTACGACGGGTACGGGCACTGTCACGCTTCTGGGCGCGTCTACAGGGTATCAGTCCTTTTCAGTGGTGGGTAATGCCAACACAACGTATTACACGATTGCAGGCCAGACTGGCTCAGAGTGGGAGGTTGGCATTGGAACGTATACATCTTCCGGAACAACCCTTTCCCGAGACACAGTCTTATCTTCTAGCAATAGCGGATCGCTGGTCACTTTTTCAGCCGGTACAAAGGATGTATTTGTAACTTACCCTGCCGGGCGTTCTGTTACGGGCGCACAGGGATACGCAGAAAACGATGCGACTATCAGCACTAACCAGACTATTACTTCAGGCAGAAATGCTTTGAGCGGTGGCCCGATTACGATTGCAACTGGCGCGACAGTAACTGTTCCTACCGGCTCGGTCTGGACAGTGGTCTAAAGGAATACCATGAGTGGAATAGCACTTCAAACCAATGCAAGCGGCACAGGTACGCTGACCATTGCTGCACCGAACACAAATACCAACAGGACGCTTACCCTGCCTGACGCTACAGGTACATTCATAACCACGGCTAGTACCGGAAAAATTATCCCCGCCGCTGCGTTACCAGCAGGCACGGTTTTACAAGTGGTTCAAGCTACTACTTCAACTAATACATCAAGCACATCTGCATCTTTTACAGATGCAACCAATCTTGCGGCTACTATTACACCATCAAGTAGCACCAATAAAATATTGGTTTTGTGTGATATATCTGTGTACATACAAGCAGATAATGTTACACAAGGCGGAGTGCAAATAGTTAGGGGTAGTACGGCTGTATATACCGACACTCTAGCATATAGATGGAGCGTTAATGCTAACGTAGCACTAGGTTCACATATAGCATTTAATTATCTAGATTCTCCTGCAACTACATCTGCAACAACATACAAAATTCAAATTCAACGTACTGCTACTGCTGGCACAAGTTATGCATTTCAGGTAAATGCAGGTGGAGCTAATATATCAAGCATTACTTTATTGGAGATTGCAGCATGAACAAACATCAAGCAATTTTTTCTTTATACAGCAATGTGGTTACTATTCGCGGCGATGATGCATTTGATGTAAATGAAAACCCAGTTCAGTATGATGAGGCAGTGGTGCAAAACTACATCAATGCCAATGCGTACAAAGAAAACAGAGCTAGAGAATACCCAGCCCTTGAAGCTCAATTTGATCTTTTGTATCACGGCGGTATGGACGCATGGAAAACAGTAATCCAAGCTGTAAAAGACAAGTACCCAAAGGTGTAAGCAATGACTATCTCGATCAATGGCACAAACGGGCTTATCCAAGCCTACGATTACCAAGTCCTGACGACGGGTTTTAGCTACACCTTTGCCGCCGGTACGCAGGTGCTGGTGATTAACCCCGCTGGTACGCTGGCTACAGGTACGATCACTATGCCTGCCCTTCCTAGCGATGGCATGACCATTACGGTGGAATCCACACAGCAAGTGACTGCGCTTACCATGTCCGGCAACGGCGGTACGATTGTAGGCGCTGCTATACAACTGATCCCCAACCAGCCCCTATCGTGGGTCTACCGCACAAGCAATACAACTTGGTATCCGTTCTCTGGCGGTGCTGGACGGGCTACTGCGCTGGTTAGCGGTACGTCTCAGGCATCTACATCAGGTACGTCGATTGACTTCACGGGGCTACCGTCTTGGGTCAATCGAATTACTATTATGTTTTCTGGGGTAAGTACAAGCGGAACAAGCGCGTATCGTTTTCAATTACGAGTAGGTGGGGCTGCTGTTACGTCTAACTACACAACCGCATCGTTTGCCGTAACAACCGCCGTAAGCCAAACAACAGGCGCTGGCGTTGCAACAGATGGATGGGGCTTTCAAGTTGCGTCTGCGTCAAGCACTCAACATGGACAAATCATATTATCCAAATTATCTTCAAACACATGGGCGGGCACAGGTCAATCTTACGACAGCCTTGCAACTGAACGAATTGCTGTTATTGCGGGTCGCGCTTTTTCAGTGGGTACTGTTGACGGAGTACGCATTACTACCGCAGGCGGCACGGACACCTTCGACGCAGGCTCCATAAACATTCTTTACGAGTAACAGATCATGACAATCACTCTAAACGGAACAACTGGCGTTAGTTCCCCGGGTATTACGCTCAGTGGGGGTTATACCGAGGCGGTTGTAAGCATCGGTAGTTCAGGCACGGCTCAGACACTATCCATTGCTTCGGGCACTCTGTTAACGGTGACCATGACGGGCAATTGCACATTCACCATGCCTTCTGTCACAGCAGGGCGGTCTTTCTACATGATTATCAACACAGGTGCGGGCTCATACACAGGCACGTTTACATCAGTTAAATGGCCCAATAACGTTGCGCCAACTTTAACCGCTACTGCAAGCCGTTGGGATATTGCAACTTTTGTTAGTGATGGCACTTACTGGTACGGCAACATTGCACAGGCTTATGCATAATGTTCGGCTCCAAACTTGCATTTTTTACCGGAAGCAGGAAGGCTCTTCTAGTAACTATTAGCGCCAGTACGCAGAACTACCTTGCCAATACAGCAAAGGCGACTGGGTACATTGCTGGTAGTTCAGACGTTATCTTTGTCATCAACTCGGGTGTTGTGATTGGTTCATCGTCTACCGGTTCTTATGCATTTACAGTCGATACGTCTTGGAACACAAAAGATACAGTAACAATCATAAACAACGGAACCGTCATTGGTGCTGGCGGTAACGGTGGCGCTGGTGGTAGTGGTACTGGTGGTGGGCAAACCGCTGGAGCTTCTGGTGGCCCTGCGGTTTCTGTTGCAAGGACTACTGTATGGACTAACACTGGCACTTGTGGCGGTGGCGGCGGTGGTGGTGGCGGAGCGGGAGTCTATGCCGTATATGCAGGGCTTGATAAAAATAACAACCCAATTTACAACTACTATGGTGGTAGCGGCGGCGGTGGCGGTCGAGGTAATAATGGTGGCAGCGGCGGCGCTGCGGGTTCTTCAGCCCAAGGTGCTGGCGGTGCTGGCGGCACAGGAACAACTACGGCTGCTGGGGCTGCCGGGGCAGGTACTGGTTATGGTGGAGGCATTGGCGGTGGCCTTGGCGCTACAGGCGGTTCTCCCGGCGATGGCGCAACTTCAGGTGGCGCAGGCGGTGCTTGCCTAGTCGGTAAATCTTTTGTTAATGGCGGTGCTGGCATCACAGGCGGCACAACTGGTGGAGGTCAATCGTAATGGACTATCGTATTATTTCTGCTGACGCAGCTATTGGGCAAATACAAGTAACCTACAGTAACGCTGGTGAAGATATTGCTACCTATGCAATTGATGTTCCTGTGATTGATGGCGCGTTCTTAACTGGTGATGCGCTTGCAGCCGAAATACAACTCCGCTCACCTGTATGGCTCTTAGAGCGCAAAGCTGCCGTTGCTGCTGCTACTGGGTTTGATGCAATTCACGCGCTGGTAGAGCAGCCTGCTACAACAATCACCCCAGAAACTCCATACATTCACGGAGTCCCGGTCACCCAAAGCACTACATTTAGTGTTGCTTCCCCGGTCACGGTGCTGTAAATGGCTCGAATAGTTCAATACACGGATTTCGTAAGTTTGCGTATCCGCCTTATGGATCAACTGTTTGAGTTTGTCGGGGATAGCAACGAATTACAGTTTTCGTCTGATATACCTGTAGACAGCCCAACTAAAACAATGCTTGTTAAAGGTACAATTTATTTCCAAATTCTAGACATTGGGGTTGCAGACGTTACAACTGCACCGGGAGAAATATTACCTACCCCACTTTCTGCTACTGGTAAGCATTTTAAAGTTACGGCATTAGAAAACGATACGCATGTTAATTGTATTCAACCACTATATAGCACAGATAAAATAATTTATGTCGAGTCTAATTTAGCCGCTAGTGAAACAATAAACATAGCAATAGACAACTTGGTTTTTGTGTTTGGTAATAACTATAAGGTTCAAGATGGTAGCTACAATGGTTTTCATATATTTGCGGTACAAAGTTCGGCTATTGTTGTCCAAGCTATCGAGCCTTGCAAAATCGTAGTTTTTACAAGCGTAATGTTATGATTAAAAAGAAGATCGACTACACCTCGCAGCCTTTTCGTCAAAATTGGGAGCAAGACCTCCCTAGGTATTGGTTTGACAATAGCCCATTAAAAACGCATTTCATGAATGCAATGAGCATCTTGGTTCCGGTGTTGGAGTACAGCGTAATACACACGCTAAAAGACTCAAAACGATTTATTGACGACCCTGAATTGCAGGCGCAAGTGAATGAAATGATTGCGCAAGAAAACTGGCACTCTTACAGCCATAGGCAATACAACAAATGGCTTGATGCGCAGGGGCTACCTGCCCACAGATTAGCCTCTAATTTCCTAAAAAAGCAACAAAAAACTAAAGCCGCTGCGGAAAAAATGCTTGGGACAAGAATGTACCTATCTGCGGTTATTGCGGGGGAGCATACGATTGCAGTGTTTATTGACTACATATTTAAAAGGCCGCATTTAATAGAGCAAATGCACCCGCATTTCAGGGAGGCTTATGTATGGCATTTTCTGGAAGAGCTTGAGCATAAAGGCACTGCCATGGATATATGGTACAGCAGCAAGGAAAAAGAAAACAGAAAAAAGTGGCGGTTAAATATTGCCATGTTCCTTCAAGCAAATAGGTTTTATAGCCTTGTACTACGCAATATGTTTACTTTATTGCGGCACGATAAACAGCTTTGGAAATGGCAGACGCTAAAAGATGGTATGAGTTTTTTCCTTGGGCGCGATGGGTTGT